CGACACATAGCAGGTATCGCCCGCCGCATCGACACCGCGAACCCCGCCAGATCGAGTTTGGCCAGCGGCCACGAGGATCCGTTGTCGCTGTTGTTGCCATCGGTGGAGCGGATGCGATACTCGGCCATTATTCAGCCCCAATCACTGCGGCGCGTTCCGCTGTGATATCGCCCAGCAGCGCAAGCTGCTGCAGATAGGGGCGCGCAAGCGACAAGAACACGATGCCCGATGTATTGAGCAGGTCGAGGAAATCTTCCACGTCCTCATTGATCTTGGCTCGGCGCCGGATCGCCTTGCGCTCCTCCGGCGTCATGCGAATCTTGAACTCGTAGCGTGAGATGGGGACGGAAGTGCCGACGACCGCAGCCAGCGCAGCGGCGCGGGCGGCAATGGTGCCCTCGATCTTCTTCGCGCGTGCCTCCAGCACCAATTGCGGGTCGAGGGTGCCGTCGTGCAACCATTCGTATTTGTAGACCTGACCGTCTGGTGCGACGTGCGTTTCGCTGACCCAGGCCTTCTGGTCCGCCTGCTCCGGACCGATTTGATATGAGGAAATCAGGCTCATGGCGTCACGCGGCCGTCAGGATGCCGTTGGCGTGCGGCGTGATGGTCAGGTCGTTGCCATCGGTGGTCGCCGGAACATCGGCCGGCGTCGCGTCGCCCAGGAAGTGGCCGACAACTGGATTGACTTTGCCATTCAGGGTGCCGTTGTAGTACACCCAGCCGCGGCGCCACGCCGGGATGTTGCCGCCGGATGCCGTCCAGATCGCCGGGGCGGCGGTGAACTTCACCACCCCGCCCGTCTGCGTCAGGGATACGCCAGTCAACGCAAACCCGCCGGCCGTGTAACCGTTGCCGGCTGCAATTTCGTTGGCGCTGACATCAGCCCAAACTTCATCGTTGGCGTTATCCGGCGTATCCGCCGAGGTCACCAGCGCGAGCTTGAAATTGGCGGGGTTCGCTGCCAGCAGCCCGGTAGAGTTGAAAAAATTGAGTTTCGCCTTATCGGGGAAGATGAATGCGCCTGCGGCCATGGCCCGCTCCTGTCGTTCTGGGAATGGTTACTTGGACTTTGTCTTTGCAGCAGCCGGCGCTTCCGACTTGGCCGCGATGTCGGCAAGGCGCTGGGCCTCGGCCTCATTGGCGGCGGCTTGCGCCGCCACGCGGGCCGTTTCCTCTTCGAGTTCGCCCTTCTGACGCTGCAGCCGTGCGGCTTCGGCCTGGAGCGCGTCGTCCCGCTCCTTCAGCTCATTTTCGCGAGCGACCAGTGCGTCATGCATGCGCTGCAGCTCGGCACGCGCCTGATCGAATTCCGGCGACGCGGTGGCGGCTTGAGCACCGTCGATCAGCGATTCGGCATACGCAACTGCCGCGGGGTGAGCATCGACCACACCCTTCATGCTGTCCAGCTTCTCGACGGCGATTTCAATGACATCGTCCACCTTGCCATGCGCTCCCTCGACGAGGACTCGGGCACGAACTGTGGAGCTGTGGGTGTTTTCAATAATTGCGGACATTTTCTCTCCGTAAGTGAACGGCCAGCCCGATTGGGCTGGCCTCTGGTGGGTTTAAGTCGCGGAGTTCTGGTAGTACTTGATCGCACCACCCACATCAACCATGTTGCCGCCCGAGCGGCAGAACGCGACGAAGCCAACCTGGCCTTTCAGCGTGTAGGCACTGTCGGTCATGCGGAACAGCGTTACGTCCATCACATCGCGGATCAGGTACTTCTTGAAGTCGCCCAGGAGGACGGATTTGGCGTTAGCCGCCATGGTCGCCATGTGCTGGTTCAGCGCAATTTCACGTCCCAGGAGGCGATCGGGGGCGCCGCCTGGGTTGCCTTGCTCATAGCCCGGAACGAAGATCGGGCGGCCCTGGCTGTCCTTGACCTTGCGCACCACTTTCAGGGTGTCGTCATGGAACATCCACTTGGCGGCAGCGCGGTAATACGGATCGACCGAGTGTTCCAGATCGACCAGGTCGTCGTAGGTGATGGTGGCGGTTTGGCCGGTCGCGCCGACCTTGCCCGACGCCGCGGCAGTCACGATGCCGCGCGGCTGGGAGGCGCCGGTGCCAACGGTCTGGTGGCGGTTCTGGATGCGGCCGAGGCGCAGCTGCAGCAGGAACTGGATGTATTCTTCGACGTTGAACATGGAATCCTGCAGCAGTTCGAACGGCAGCGCGATGGACTTGGAGCTGTATTTGTAGACGTCCATCGAAGCCTGGCCGAAGGTGGTTTCACCCACCGTTACGGTAACGTTTTGGCCGACGATTTCACCCTCTTCCGCCGTTGCGTCGGTGGTGGGGAACAACATTTGCGCGCCAGTCGAGGTCTGAATGCCGCTTGCCACGCTGCGAACGGCATACATGGCCTTCATCGCCTGGATCAGGTTCCGGCTGAACTCGGTGGCGACGGTGTAGCCGCCTTCCGAACCTGTAGTGGTGGACATGGCGGCGCGGATATCGGGATTCACGCGGGCCACCATTGCGCTACGCTGTTCCGGGCTCAGCGCGGACAAGCCGCCCGTCAGCATGGCGCGGAGGGCGGCGCCTTCGTCGGTCTGCGCGCCGCCCGGGCGGGTCGCCTGGTGCTGGGCCTCGGGATTGTCGAGCGCGAGTTGCGCCAGGCGCTGCTCGCGAGCGATCTCGGCGTCGATTGCTTCGACTTCGGCCAGGACGGCATCCAGTTGCTCGGCCTCGGCGGCCGGCATACGCTGGTCGGCCGGGTATTTGTTGTTCAGGTCATTGGCCTTTTTGGCCGCAGCGGCGCGCTGTTCACGCAGTTGTGCAAGTTTCGACATGAGGTTCCTTTCGTAAGGTCCGCTCTCGCGGCCTGATTGGGCAAATAAAAAGCCGCCCGGAGGCGGCTGGCTTAGCGGCGCGAGAGCGTCAGCTAACTTGGAGGCGGGCCAGCATAGCGATTCGCTGCTGCTGGCGCACGCGGTGATCTTCGGTTGCAAGGGCGATGAGTGGGGCAGGCTCTTGGGCCCGGGCGGGCTCTTGCGCCGGAGCTGGCGCGTTTGCATATGCACTCAGATTCCAGCGCCGGCCTGCTGACGCGGATGGCGACGAGGCGGTGAGCACGCTGTCCACAAATCCAAACTTCACGGCCTCTTCGGCGGTGAACCAGGTTTCGGCCTTGCACCACTCGATTATCTGGTCTCGGCTCTGACCGGTGCGGCGCTCGTACGCATCGTACATAGAGTCATCGCATTTACGCAGCAGGTCGACGGTTTGCAGCAGTTCATCGGCGTTGCCGATGGCCAGGGTCCAAGTCTGGTGGATCATGTACTTCGATGCGGCCGTTGCAATGACTTCGTCACAGGCACAGGCGATGGCGGTGGCGGCGCTGGCTGCATACCCCTCGATCTGCATCGTCACCTTTGCGGGATGCTCGCGCAAGGCTTGGCACATCGCTTCGGCGGCAAATACATCCCCGCCGGGGCAGTTGGTGTAAAGCGTGATCGAATCGGCTTCCAACGCCCGAAGCGCAGGTACGAAGTCTTGGGGACAGATGCCCCCCCACCATTCCGCGGTAACGCGATCACCTACAATCGGATCGTAGAGATAAATGCCGGCATGGTTGCCCTTCGCCACGATCTTGTTCGATACGGGTTCGAACGGTTTTCGGTTTTCAGCCAACAGTTGCAGCAGGCGGTTGCGCATTAGCGCCTCCATTCAGTTTCAAATTTGGATTTGGCGGCATGTTTTCCAGGCGGCGGATTTCGTCGGCATCCATGAAAGGTTGTTCGCCTGCGCGGCCCAATGCCGTGCGGTAGGCGTCGTAACGCGCCTTCAGGTCACCGCGCTCCAGTGCAGCAGTGATGTGCTCCACGAAATAGCGCTCGCGAGTCGGCCAAAGCTTGCTGTTGAGCTCTTGCGCCAATGGGGTCAGATGGCTTTGCAGCGTGTAGCGCACGAAGCCGATACCCTGTTGCTCGATGCCGGAACCCCATGATGTGGTCTTGTCGGTGTGGCCGACCATATGCGGCGGCACACGGAAAATGCGGCAAATCTCTTCCACGGAGAACAGGCGCATTGCCATCATCTCCGCGTCCTTCGAGTTGACGCTGAGCTGCGCCGGCTCCAGCCCGCCCGACAGGATCAGCGGGCCGCGGCCGCCGTTTTGCACCCGCGCCAAGAGGGAAGCCTTGAGCTGCTCCAGCTGCCCCTTATCCATCTTGGCGGCCGATTTCAGCGCGTAATCGAAGTTCCCTCCGCCTCCGAAGAATTTGCCGGCATGCTGCTGGGCTGCCAGCGCCGTTCCGATCACTTCGAGGGCGGCGTAAGTGATCGGGCTTGGGCTTGTCATTCCGTCGAAACCCAGGCTCGGCAAGTGGATCATGTCCGCGCGATCCAGCACATACGACGGGGTATCGTCGCGGGTGATGCGGTACCGCACCACGCCCTTATCCTTGAATGGCGTCACCTGGTGGCGCTCCAGCGGCCTCCACCCGGTCACGCGGTTGCTGTAATAGCTGGGGCGCAACCATTCGCCAAAGCCGTCTCCGTACATCAGCTTGGAGGAGATGACCTTCTCCCAGGCCGCGTATGCCGTCCAGCCATCACTGGCAAGCTCATTCAACATCCACCAGTAATCGTGGTCGGCGGAGTCGCGCTCACGGCCTTTGCGCTCGTAGATGCCGATCGGGAGGGCGGCAATCGCGCCCGCGACAAGCGACACGCAGCTATACACCGCCGATACCTTCATGGCCGTGTCGGCGGTCACGGTGACACCGGAAGACGAGCGGTGCGCCGCACCCAACAGATTTGCCAGCTCGTTCACGGTCAGGCTCGAACTGGCGTTTTCGCCCAGCGCCACAAGGCCGGCTCGCTCCGCGCCGCCGTCGCGCTCCGCGAGCCATGAGCCTAGAACGCGGGACTCATGGCGTACGGCGTCCAGATTCAGGAGAGTCCCAGTCATTCAAGGTCCAGTACGATGATTTCGGGCGCTGCTTGCGCCTCGGGGTTGAGCGACATCAACGACACGGCATTCAATACCGCCATCAACGGATCGATCTTTGCCGATCCGCTGGCCTGCTTGGTGATGACGACGCCATTGCCGCGCGGCTCGATACGGGCATTTCCGACGCACCATGTGAGCAGCGCCTGGCCGCCGTGCACCAGCACACCTTCTGCCAGCTTCCGCTCGGCGGTTTTGATCGAGCCGGTCATCTTCCAGCCCTGCGAGATCCCGATGATTTTCTCTTCGGGAATGCCCGCGTCGATCAGCGCGTCCAGAATGCCGCCCAGGCCCGATGGGTCGACGCCGATCTTGTCGAGATTGCCCGACTCTTCCATCAGCCGGCACAGCGCCGCCACCTCTTCAACATCGTCGCCAATGCGTTTGACCAAAACCAGTTCGCCGGCGTCGGCGAAATCCTTCAGGCGCGCGGCGACTTCCTTGCGCCGGACCAGCACGGACGGATGCGCCCAGCCGCGCGCCCAGGTCAGCCAGCGGCGCGTTTCCCTGCAGCGCCCGACCGCCGCCAACCCAAGCAAGTCATCCAAGCCGCCGCCGTCGATACCGGCGTCGATGACTTCGGATCGCTCGATCAGTTCTTCCAGGCTGAAGACCGGAATGGCTTGCTGCTCCCAGAAGTCGGCGCCGGCCCAGCGATTCGACAGCAGGGCCAGGCCAATTTCGACGTTCAGGTGCTTGGCCAGGAATCCACGGAACTCCGCCTCGCCCTTCTCCAGCTCCTGCTTGTACTTGCGTTCGATGAATTCCTCATCCACCGACAATCCCATGTTCGGATTCGTCACATAGGCGTTGCGCACATCCCGGTGTGCTCCGGCGTCGAGCATGTGCTTTGGGAACTCATACAGGATCGGATAGAAGGCCGGATCGTTGATCTTGCCGTCCCGGACGCCGCGCGCATACAGCAGGCGGCTCAGGAACGCCCCGGCGGGCGGGTCATCCGATTGCGTGGTGGCGTAGATGACGAAGCCCTCGGGCCGCGACGCCAGGCCGCCGGTAGCTTCCAGCAGCATGGCATCCGCGCGAGGGTTCTTACCGAACAACCACAGCTCGTCCACGAAAATGCCAATGGCCTTCTTGCCGGACACCGTTTCACCGTCCGCCGCCACCACTTTCAACGTGGCGTTCGTCGTCAGGTGCGTAATGGTGCGGATATGGTCCTGCACCTTGAGCAGAGCGCCCAGCTCGTCATCGGCGCGGATCATAGCCGCCATCGGCTTGTAGCTGTTGTCCGCGACCTCCTTGGTCGGCGCCAGGACGATATATTCCCCTTCCAGCCGCCAGTTGAGGAGCAGCGCCGTCAGCATGATGCCGGCGGCGATGGTGGACTTCCCGTTTTTCTTGCTGATCAGGAGCATGAACTCCTTGATCAGGCGGCGCCCGGTTTCAGGGTCGTACGCGCCGAATATCCCTTCGACAAACTCGCGCACCCAGAGCTCCACCACTTCACCCATCTTCGGGCTGCCTGGCGCATCGACCATCCTCAGCTCGGAGAATATCGCCCACGCGGCGGCGGCCTGATCCGGAAACAGCGGCGGGCAAGGCGTCAAGGTCTGCCGCGCAACAATACGCGCCTCCCAATCCGGGCAGGCGGTGGACCAGGTCAGGGTCACTTCTTACCACCATGCACGAGGCGCGGCGGCGGTGGCGGCGCACCAAAGCGCCCGGTGGCCGCTTCCGCTGCCGCCTTATTCCGCTCCTCCTTCTTTCCGCCCTCGCCTTTGCGCTGATGTACAAAAGGCATCAGGGCCTTGGCAGCTTCCACCCGCAACTTCTCCGGCAGTTCGCCATCGTTCATCGCCGCGGTGAGAAACGCCTTGGGATCGGTGAAGAGAACAGGATTCGACGGATCGAACGGCTTCGGCGCCACCAGGGAGACGCCGTGCTCTTTCGCGGCAGCGCGACAAGCGGCCATATATGCTGCGACTTGAGGCTCCTTGACCAGGCGCGACCCAGCCGGACCGGCCGTCTTTGCGCTGTAGCCGGCCACAAT